ATCACTGTAGGACTCGGGTTTTCGAGGGCATATGTGTTTATGATTAATGATACTTCTTTGGGCTTTTGGGTTGGTAGCGGATTTAGTTGCTTATACCGAAGAGTATCGGTAGTAACACACCCGGCTAATGCAAATATTAAAACTAATAGTAAAAATACTCGTTTCATTACTGTACCTTTCTTGCTTCTAAAAATAATTCCGCAACTTGATCAAGGGCTTTCTGATAGTCCTTGGTTACACGAACAGTAATGCCACCTACAGATTCCCATTGTTGGCAGTTATCAATTCTATCGTCAACAAGAATATCACTTGACTTGCAGTGATTTTGTTTGTCTTCTGAGTAAGGTCCAAAGTGAACAGGAATGTCAGGATATCTCTCTTGTGCCCAAAGTACTTTATCCCAAAACGCCCAGTGTACATCGTTGTAATGAGGAATAGCAGTTAGGAATAATAGTTCATATCCTGCTTCATCTCTAAATTGACGAGCAAGATTAACCATGTCGTCTGCTTGTGGCATTTTTGGTAACTGTCGAAATATGCGTTGATTATTACGGATTTTTTCCCAATCACTAGGAGAGTACATAGCAGTAGGATCATCAAGCCTGTAACCGATAAAGTCTCCAACGCCTGCGTTCCAATCGGCTACTACACCGTCCATGTCTAAATAAATTGTATTCATGCTATATTATAACATTTATATACTCATTTGTCTATCGTGTAATTTACCAATCGCATCCATGAGTTTGCCTACTTGTCCGTCGTTACGCAGTGCTTTGAATACTAGATTAGGGACACCAAATTCACCTGCTTGTGCAAGACCAGCCTTACGATACATTTTTAACATGTCTTTAATATTGCGACACATTTCTAAATTTCCCGTAGCAATTGCACCGTCAATTGCTCGTTCCCAGATAGCAAATACTCGTTCTACTTCTGGTTTGTCATATTTGACTGCATCTTGAGTAGGACGATTAATCCATTCACCTTTGATAACAGAGTAACTGCTACTAACTGGAGGATGGTCTACATCTTCTACATATAGTTCAACAGGAACACCTGCAATATTAATATCATGTTGTTGTGCCCAGAGTTTGCGTTTTGCATCAAACAATTCGTCTACTGCAACGTCGCAGTTAACTTGACTGTAGGGAACAATTAGGTGTAGGTCTAAATCGCTATGTTTGGTATAGTTGTAATTAACTTGACTACCTGAAACTACTAAATTTAACAAAGTAACATCTAAATCTAAAAATGCATAAAATTCTTTTGCAATTTTTAATAGTGCAACTCTTACATTAGATCGTAAGTGATCGTCCTTCCATAATACAGGATTTAAGGTGCTGTGGATCTCGATAGGATCAGTATATTCAAACATGCTCATATCTTTATTTATTTCCGGTAAATATTTCAATGATTGAAAAGAAAGACCTAACCGGACAAATTATTGCATCTCGCCCAAATAACGCAGATACTTATTTTTCCAAATCTGTTATCATAGTAGGAAAACACAGTCCGACAGGATCGTGGGGTCTCGTAGTCAATAAACCTACCGAAAAAATTACATTAGATCATATAATGCGGCAAACTGGAATACTTTCTAAAAAAGAAGATAAGGTCTATATAGGAGGTCCGGTAGACACTAATAGAGTATATATTGTACATACCTTAGATTGGACTGCACCTACTACAATGCAAATTACCAAAGATATAGGTGTTACTACTGACATATCTATACTGGCCGCAATTGCAGGTAACGAAGGGCCTGCATTATTTAGAACATGCTTGGGTATATGCCAATGGGCACCTAAACAACTTGACGGAGAATATTTTAGTCAAGAGCCATGGAGTCCTGCCGATAGTTGGGTAGATGCTCCTGCTACAATAGAGGCAGTGTTTCATTTAAACGAAGAAGATCAATGGATACACGGAATTGATTATATTACCAAAAATAATATATCTAATTGGTTTTAGTCTTTTTCGGGACTAAACGCATTTAACATATCTCTAGCATTTCTTGTAGGCATGCTCGATTTTGCAATCTTAGAAACTGGCATTCCTTTTGTAGGATCTATTTCGCCTGTTTCGGGATCTACGTTAGTACTAGTTACTAAACTTGTTTTCTTTAACCCGTCAATTAGCGCACTACTTGCTGCACTACGCTGACTTGCAAAACTTTGCTCTTCTGCTTCTTCACCTAGGTCATTAATGCGTAATGTATCAATGTTAAATTCCAAATCAACTTTTTGACCAACACCGCTTGATGACCGAGTTTTCATAAACTGAATTTGATAGCGGCCTCGCTCACGCATTGCTCGGCTTGTAAAGATACCAATAACGTTGTCTGCTGTTTGAATCTTACTCAGGCCCCCGCTGATGTGACTGTGATCAAATTCAACTTCCTCAACTGCTGAACGATTTAACTGTGCCGCAGTGACTACTACTGACTGCGTTTCCATAGCAAAGTTACGAAGTTCTTCTGATACATATTTGTCTTTAACAAACAGATCACTTGGACTAACTTTAACAGATAGCGGCATCATAAGGTCTAAGTAGTCTACTAAAATAATGTCAGGTTTTTTTCCTGTTTTAACCTGAAATTCTTTTAAATATGACCGCAAATCGTTACAATTCTTACCTGAAGGCATGTACTTTATCTGCATTCCACCGGCACGTCGACCTGTCATCTTAACCTTCATTTCTACATCATCAATGTTGCGGAAAATTTCTTTGGCTGCAATATCGGTAATCATCGAGTCAATCCGCATACTTACTAACTCTTCCGAAAGTTCGAATGTAAAGTAGACAACATTTAAACCGGCAAGTGAAAAGTTTACACCTAAGTTTGCTAAGAACAATGACTTGCCGCCACCTGACCCGGCAGCAAAAATATTAAGTTCGCCTCTTTTAAAACCACCGTATAACTTTCTATCAATGCTTGGCCAGCCAGTTGAAATCTGTCCATTATTGTCTTTCATTCGCAACAATCGAGCACGAGGATCATCCCAGTAATCAGTTCCCATATCTCTGCTCAAACTAATTTGAATAGCGTCTTTAATCAGTTTCTCAACCGGATTGTACTCACCTTTTTCCAACATATCTGCTGATTTAAGAATCGCTCTCTCAAGGCCTTTATGCCTGCTAAAAGTTTCAAATTCATTTAGCAACCATTCATAGTTTTCCTTTGCAAGCGCAACAGATTCGAACGAATTACTAGTAGATGCATTAACAATGGTAACTTCTGGCATTACCTTGTAATCGTCAACATATTTGGTAATAAAGGTTGCCGCATCTTGATAACGCTTGTCAAAGTTTTCCGGATCGAAAATGTTTTGACAGCGTACAAAAGTTTCTGCATCTCCTAAAAACATTTCGAGATACAGTTTTTGCATCTCTGCATTATAGTTTGGTTTATTCATCTAAGTTTTCTAGTTTTTTCTTTAGTAGTTGTATTTTTATCTTGTTCGTTTCTTTGTAGTTAATAATTGTAAGTAGTGTATATAGCCTACCATATTTCTTAACTGCATCGGCACAATCTTTTATATCTGATTCCCACGGCGGAATACTAACCGCCCATTCATTTTCTAATGCCGCTGTTATTATTTTTGCCCCGGGTTTATCTCTGTCCGGTACTACAATAACTGTTTTACCCAACATTTTTATTCTTGCTATTTGTGTTGCATTAGGTTCGTTATGCATAATTGCCACTCCGTCTACTGCAATGGCATCAAACTGTCCTTCTACTACTAATACATATTCTCTATCATCTTGTTGCGGATCTACGTTGAATACATATCCGGCCTGTGCATCAGTTAGGTATTTTGGTTTACCTTCAGTTATCTTTCTTCCAGTCCATCCTACTGTCTCTTGATTGCAGTAGAAGGGCAAAAGTAATCGATCTCTATAACCATTTTCTGGACTCCAATGCCAGTTGTACCAATCTAATTCCATACCTCGATTAACTATATAATCAGCACAGGCAATAACATCCGAATTAGGATCTTCTTCTAACCATTCAATTATCGGCTTGCTATCTTTAGGAAGCAATCTTGGCTCTAGGTTAAAATTTATAACTGGGGTTTTTACTACCTCTGCGTCTTCTTTAGATCGCAATGCCTCTAGATTTAATTTGGTTATTTCGTCATTGGCCATACCCATCCAACGAAACAGGTCTTTTGTATTCTTACTTAGTAGTCTGCCCGGGCTCCATCCTGCTTTAAAATTACAATTGAAGCAGTGATATTGAAATCCTTCTTCGTTAAAAAGAACCCCGCCACGTTTTCTAGTGTCTGTTTTTTCGCCTCTATTGTGACAGCAGACTGCATTAAAACTTGTCCAACCGCTAGGAGTAGCCTTTCTTTTACCAGGTAAGAAAGTTTGTACAGTTGATTGTATGAGGTTCATGCATATATTTTAACTTCTATACAATACTTTGTCAACTTTTCCGTTTGGATAATATGCAGTTCCTGGAGTAGGATTTCCGGGCAATTGTGGACTGTAATGATTATAAGTTCCGTCAGTATCCGGAATCCATTTTATTCTAACATCGCTCCAACTGCCAACAGCATTAGCATAATCGACTCCAGTAAATCCAGTATATGTTTTTGTTTCCAAAGTTACATAATTTCCAAACGAACCGGGACTATTATCTAGTGTTGCTTGAATTAGCACTGTGCCTGTAAAATTCTCAAGGTAAAGAGCGGCTGTTGTTGTTTGTGTTAGTTCTGGATATGCTCTTAAATTGCCTGTGTAAAATTCGTATAAATTAGTCTGCTCATTTGCAAATCTTTGAAAACTTACGACAGAACCACTCTCTTTTAATGTAGGATATAAATCGTGTGTTAAGTTTACCGTACCGTCTATTCCGTAGTAGGTATTCGAGTATGATGGTAATTTGCCGCCGTCGCTGTCTGTTAGAGTAATGCCGTATTTGTAATATCCGCTTGATAAAGATCGGGTGTCGTTTTCGTTTAAAGTTAATAAGGCTATGCCTCGAGTTGCTGTTGTGACACCGTCATCTAAAACTTCTAATTGTTTTTCTAAAACTAGTCGTTGTTCGTTAGCATTAAACATGCTGAATACAAAATTTTGATTGAATGCTATTGATGTACCCGAACTGATTGTAGTTAATATAGGTGATTGAAATTGCTCAGTATCTAGGTTGTAAACAGGATTTAGGTTGGCAATAATAACGCTATCTGCATTTACAGAAGAAACATAAGTTCCCGGAAGCACATTATTACTGTTAACTGTCATTCCTGCAACAATGCCAGTTGTGCTATCTAAAAATATTTCTGTGCTTGATGTTGAAATTTCCTGGGTAGTTGCGCCAGCGGCTTTGATTCTAACAGTTTTCTGGTCAGAATTTTTAACTTGAATTTGAACTTTATTTTTAAGTCCTTTTTGTATTTTTAGTTCACGCTGGTACATTGTTCTATCTATCCTTGTATTATTGTCCACATCTAATTGCACTTGCATTAAATTGGAGTATAAATAAACTGGTAATTTTTGCATACATATATTTATTTTAATGACCAGTAAGGACGACTTTCAGAAAAACTTTCCGTTTATAACCAGTGTAAAAACATCGGTTAACGAATATATCGGAATAGTAATCAACTACGACCTCAATGTTACCAGCATCTATAGTTATGCTGATATACGTTCTGAGGAAGAAAGAAAATTATTTCTAGAATTAGGAGAAACATGGTGGTGGGAATCCAATAGAAAAATTCCAATCAACATATTCTTAAAACAGGATATGATAGACTTTAGACCATATGTTAAAACATTTAACAGTAAAGATGTTGAAATAATATTTGGACCAATTGTAAATTTAGGTGAAATTGCAGAAAAACGAGTTAAACGTAAAAGCATTCAACTGGTTAGAAACGTTAAGAAAAACCGTAACTAATATTTTCACATAGTAAATTTAGTTGTACCACAATTACATGAGCATACGCAACAGCATGAGCCTTTTTAAAGAAATAAGCATCTTCTGTTTTAACCCATATCTCATTTTCAATAGCATCGAAACCTTTTTCGTTGCATACTGGGATGAGATGTTTCTTACCAGGCCGGAGGAGAGCAAGAAACATGGCTAACTGCTCAATGCTACGAGGTTTAAGTTTAGCAATCATATTATGATATCCGTTAATGTGAAACATCTGATCGCATACCGCAGAATCTTCTAATAGATCCCATAGCGGTTCAATTTTTAACAACTGTTCAAGTTGTTCCTCGTTTTTTATTCCTTGATAAGCAGATACATTTAAAAAGTCTATTTTAAAATATCCTCTATCTTCTGCTTTCTTATACTCAATTGCAGATAGGCCAGTTAATGGATTATACGGAATAACGTGACAATATACGCCAGTGTTGTGCTTTTTAAAATCTCCGTTCTCGGCACGAGATGCAGTAATGTGAGTTAATTTATCTAATGCTAGTTGTCTATTAGCAAAGTCTAAGTCAATATCAGGCAATTCCTATCTCCCTACATACTTCTTTAACCAATGCAACATCAGCAGGAGTTTCTTTAAATTTCTTTGACCAAAACCCAAAATCTAAAATTTTATCAACTATTTCCAATTGTTCGTCGCTAAACTTTCTCAATAACTCAACGCCTTCTGAACAGTTAAGAATTAACCACGGTGAAAGTTTTCCATCTCGAATATGATATACTGCACGATTAACACTTACATATCTAAAGTAATGTGTATACTCTGCATTTTGTTCTTCAGCCCATTCCATCATATATTGCAAACTACGTTGTACTGCACTTTCGGCAGGTTCTATTTTTACAAGATCCGCTAGATACTTGTCGTATAATTCATCTCGACACCAGTGATCTAATTTAACTCCGCTTTTAATCACCCAATCAATAAATCGTTCAGGGTATAACGGATTAACATTATTGATAAAACTGCCAAATTTTACAAATGCATTATAGTAACTGCTTTTACAAAAATCAGAATAAGACTTTTGTTTTTTGGCATTCTGTGTTAGTTGATAAAATCTGTTGTATGTAAAAAATCCTACCTGAACTCGCTTTTCTTCTTTCTGTAATACTCTACGTTTTTGCTCGCACATGTGAGCAATTAGCGTTTTTTCTTTCATAAACGCCTTACCGCAATGTACACAGTTAAAAGGTTGTTCTTCTAGTTTAATCACTCGTAATCTTTCCGTTGCTTTTTGTCAAAACCCATTTTATCAAATAGTTCGTCTCGATCTTTTTTGTCCATCATAGATGCAAGTAATTTAATATCACTCATCTTCATAGCAGGATACAGTTCTTCTAACAATTTTTCAATTTTGTTTGCTTTTTCTTTCGTACCTGATTTAAGATATGTATATCGCAAAGACGTGCCGGTACCGCAACTTGCAAACATTTTCCATAGCAACGGTTTATGACCTTTGCTTAGTTCCCAATGATTTTTGTTTACAAATTCGTTAACACGATCAATTGTAAATTCATAAGTTTCAGAATCAGACTGAGGATTGCCCACGAACCTCATTAGGAGATACGGACTAAATGCTTTCTTTTCTTCGTCAGTAAGGTTATTATAGAAATCATAATTTCTAGAATTTACTGCTCTTAGTTCTTTGCCAATGTCTAATTTTGCTGCCATTATACTGGATGCCAATCTAGTGGTTTAGGGTTGTCTTTACTGAGGTGATGTATAATTATACACTGGTCTAATGCTTTTTGCAAGGTAACATTAGTCCGGGCTACTCTTCGAATTTCATTCCATAAATTCTTTTCTTTAATATCATCAAGTTTTGATCTAATATGTTCAGGCGCCAGTAATTGGTCATCTGAACTCCAATCCCACCCTATGATTATTTTTTCAGTTGATGATAATTCCTGTGCGTATGTCACCCCATCAATTTTTTCATAAGAATATGATGCACCTGGTGTAAGCCTGCTCATATTACCAACACAGGCCGTAATCAACTAATTCACTTTGCCTACTAACTTCTTTTACAAAATATGCACACACTGGTTTAGGATCATTGCTTAACGGAGTGCAAAGCAATTGACCTGGCTTCATTTTAGGAAAATACCATTTAACATCTTGATAGACATCAACGATATCAACATCAAAAAATTCTGGTCTAAAACTACTTAAAGGATTAAATGTAAAAGTTCTAAAACCTCTATCATTTAAACTTGTCAGTGGAAGAATTTCCATTGAAGGGCCTTCAGGATCTCCTACAATAGTGCACCAATCAAGAGGCATATTAACTCTGTAGGGACCTATTTGTAATACTGCTGCCGGAGCAGTAAAACTTTCTAAGAAAATTAACGGAATATAAAAATAATCAGGATTCGATGGATCACTATTGTCCATTACTGAAAATCTAAGGTCGTCTTCTATTTCATCTGGAAGGTCATTGAGGTGATAAATCTTATTATCAAGTGTTAATATTTGCATTAGTATTTTACCTTTTCTACTGTGAATGGATAATGTGCTTCTTTGTAGAAACGTTTTCTCTCTGTTAAATGTTTTTTAGCGTATTTGCTACTGGCAGTTAAATCCCAAATTTGCACGAAGTCTTTGTCTTCTGCTTTTCTAATACCTCGCCCAATACTTTGTATAACTCGGACAAAGCTCTTTCCGGGCTCCAAAAGAACCAGATTAAAAATACGAGGGATATTAATACCCACAGC